GCAAACCCCTGACGCTCATTGGCAGCGGGACAAAGTATGACTCCAGAAGCACCGGGGAGCTTTTACGCTCCCTTGGCACTTCTCCCGCCCTGCAGGACAGGAACGGGGATTTTGACATAAAGGTTGGCTTTTCCGAGCCTCGTTCGGACGGCGACAGTAACGCCAAGATTGCCGCCATCCTGGAATACGGAAAAAGCGGCCAGCCTGCAAAGCCGTTTCTGAAGCCCGCCCGATCAGCATCCAAAAACGCCTGTATCAGCGCCATGAAGGCAAAGCTGGACGAGGAGGTGGAGAACCTTTGAGTTTACTTTCAGAACTGAAAACTGTGATAGAGACGGTCGGTCTGCCTGTGGAAACCGGCGTGTTTTCCGATGAACCGCCGGAGGAGTATGTGGTGGTCACGCCGCTTGCGGATACCTACGAGCTTCATGCGGATAACCTGCCGGAATACGAGACCCAGGAGGCACGGCTCTCCCTGTTCTCCAGGGGCAATTATCTAAAGCGGAAAAAGCAGCTTTCCAAAGCCCTGCTTGCCGCTGATTTTACCATTACGGACAGACGGTATATCGGGCATGAGGACGATACCGGCTACCACCACTACGCCATTGACGTGGCAAAACTGTATAGATTGGAGGAATGAGATATGGCTACCATTGGCCTTGATAAACTTTTCTATTCAAAAATCACGGAGGATGAGGATGGCAATGAGACCTACGCCACCCCGGCATCCCTTGCGAAAGCCATGACCGCAGAGCTTTCCGTGGAGCTTGCGGAGGCGACGCTGTATGCGGACGATGGCGCTGCGGAGGTGGTGAAGGAGTTCCAGAGCGGCACCCTCACCCTTGGCGTGGACGATATCGGCGCAGCCGCTGCGTCTGACCTGACAGGAGCGGTGATCGACCAGAACGGTGTTATCATCTCCGCCAGCGAGGACGGCGGCGCACCTGTCGCCATTGGCTTTCGTGCAAAGAAAGCAAACGGCAAGTACCGATACTTCTGGCTGTACAAGGTGAAGTTCGGCATCCCTGCCACCAACCTGACTACCAAGGGCGAGAGCATCGAGTTCTCCACGCCCACCATCGAGGGGACGGTCATGCGCCGCAACAAGGTGGACGGCCAGGGCAAGCACCCCTGGAAAGCCGAGGTCACCGAGGGGGATGCTGGCGTGTCCGCATCGACTATCACCAACTGGTACCAGGAAGTCTACGAACCGTCCTATGCGGCCGCTGCTGCGGCATCGCTGGACGGCGAAGGTTAAGGAGGTCTGAGTCATGGATGAAAGAACAGCGATGGTCACCATTGGCGGCGTGGAATATGAGATGCTTCTGACTACACGCGCCACAAAGCAGATCGCCGGACGCTACGGCGGCTTGGAGAACCTGGGCGAGAAGCTGATGAAAGCGGAGAATTTTGAAATGGCGCTGGACGAGATCGTTTGGCTGATTACGCTCCTTTGCAACCAGCCTATCCTCGTCCATAACCTGAAACACCCGGAGGACAAAAAGCCGGAGCTGACTGCCGATGAGGTGGAGCTTCTCACCTCCCCGATGGAGTTGACGGATTACAAGGCCGCCATCATGGAGGCAATGTACCGGGGTACCAAGCGGAACGTGGAAAGTGAGCCGGAGGGAAAAAACACGGCGGCCGGGTAAGCGATGAAGAATTGTTTACCCGGCTTTTGTATTACGGCATGGCCCATCTGAGTCTCTCGCAGGATGAGGTTTGGCTCATGCCGTTCGGCTTGCTTATGGACCTCTGGGAATGCCATAAGCAGTTTATGGGGATCGCAAAGCCGAAGCAGGTGCTGACCATTGATGATGTGATCCCCTATGGAATCTAACGGGGTCCCCGGAAAGCCGTATGGCTTTTTGGGGAGAGGACGAATGACGGAATGAGCGAGTTTTCGTGTTTACACGGAAACGAGGGATATGAAGTCCATGAGGACGTAGGAAGGAGGTGCAGCCCGTGGCGGATAATTTCGGTCTGAAGATCGGCATTGAGGGCGAGAAGGAATTTAAAAAGGCCTTGTCCGAGATCAACCAGTCCTTCAAGGTGCTTGGCTCCGAGATGAAGCTGGTGTCCTCGCAGTTTGACAAAAACGATAAGTCCGTGCAGGCGCTTTCCGCAAGGAACACTGTGCTGAATAAGGAAATCGAAGCACAGAAAAACAAGGTGGAAACCCTGCGGGCTGCCCTCCGGAATACCGCAGACTCCTTTGGGGAGAACGACCGCCGCACGCAGAACTGGCAGATCCAGCTCAATAACGCAGAAGCCGCCTTAAACAGCATGGAGCGGGAACTTTCCGATAATGAGCGGGCCATTGAAGCCCTTTCCCAAGAGGAAACAGACGCAGCGGACGCTACAGAACGCCTCTCCCAGGAGATCGCCCGGCAGGAGGATGCGCTTGCAGGGATGAAGCGTGCCTATTCCAATGCCGTGCTGCAGTACGGTAAAGGCTCCAGTGAGGCAAAGGAACTGGAAGGACGCATCTCCCGGCTTTCCTTGGAACTTCGGGAAAACCGGGAGCGGATGAAGGACGCCGGGGATGTGGCGGAGGATCTTGGCGATTCGCTGGAGGATGCCTCTGAAGGGGCGGATAAATTAGGCTCCGGCCTTTCGGTAGCCACGGTGGCGATGGGCAACCTCATCTCCTCCGGTATCCAGGCGGCATTAAACGGTATCAAGGAGCTTGGCAGCGCCATCTGGAACCTGGACGAAGCCACGGAGGAATACCGGGTAGCCCAGGGCAAGCTGACCACCGCCTTTGAGGCGGCCGGCTACAGCGGCGAGGCGGCGCAGAAATCTTACAACGAGTTTTACAAAATCCTTGGCGATACGGACACGGCCACGGAAGCGTCACAGCTGTTGGCACAGCTTGCTCAAAACGAGCAGGACATCACCAAGTGGACGAACATTGCCGCAGGCGTTTACGGCACTTTCGGCGACGCCCTCCCCATCGAGGGCATGATCGAGTCGGCAAACGAGACCGCCAAGGTGGGACAGGTCACGGGCTCCCTGGCGGACGCCTTAAACTGGGTAGGTATCAGCGAGGACGAATTCAACGAGAAGCTGGCGGCCTGCTCGGATGAGAGCGAACGGAACCGCCTCATCATGGAGACCCTCTCCGGGGCGTATGACGAGGCAAGCGGCGCGTTTTACCGCAACAATGAGGCGCTGGTGGCATCCAGGGAAGGACAGGCGCAGCTGGATGAGACCCTGGCAGGGCTTGGGGAAACCATCTCCAATGTGAAGAACAGCCTGCGGGCAGAGTTCCTTCCCGCCATTTCTGAGGTCATCTCTGCCTTTACCGATATGATAAACGGTGTGGACGGTGCGGATGAAGCCTTTGCGGGAGCCATCACGGGGCTTGTGAATACGGCGGTCTCCATGCTGCCGCAGTTTGTGGACACCGGGATGCAGATATTGACCTCGCTTCTTTCCGGCATCATCCAGAGCCTTCCTGCCGTGGTGGAGGGCGCGGCGCAGATCATTGTTACCCTTGCACAGGGGATTGCGGAAGCTGTCCCTACCCTGATACCGCAGATTGTCCTTGTGGTGACGCAGATCGTGCAGACGCTCACCCAAAACTTACCCATGATCCTGGACGCTGCCCTGCAGCTGATCCTTGGGCTGGCACAGGGGCTTTTAGACGCTATCCCTGTTCTGATTGCGGCTTTGCCCGCCATCATCACGGCACTTGTGGAGTTTATCATTGGGGCGATCCCGCAGATCATTGACGCCGGGATACAGCTTCTGACCTCCCTGATTTCCGCACTGCCGGAGATCATTACGGCCATTGTGGCGGCAATCCCACAGATTATCGACGGGCTGGTGACGGCGATCCTTGGCAGCATCCCGCAGATTATTGATGCCGGAGTAAACCTGCTGATCTCCCTAATCCAGAACCTACCCACCATCATTACCACTATTGTGGGAGCGATCCCACAGATCATTACAAGCATCATAAACGCCCTTGTCGGGAACATCGACAAGATCATCCTGGCCGGGGTACAGCTTTTTGTGGCCCTGATCACCAACCTTCCGAAAATCATTGTGGAGATCGTAAAGGCGGTGCCGCAGATCATCTCCGCCATCGTGAAGGGCTTTGCAAGCGGTGTGTCCCAGATGGCAAATATCGGTCTGAACCTCATCAAGGGCATCTGGAACGGCATCGGAAATGCGGCAAGCTGGCTGTGGAACAAGGTCAGCGGCTTCTGCTCGAACCTCCTTAGTAAAATCAAGGGCTTCTTCGGCATTTCCTCCCCGTCCAGAGAGATGGCGTGGGTGGGCGATATGCTGACCCAGGGACTTGCAGGCGGCATCGAGGACGGCGCAGGTGCGGCTATCAGCGCCGCAGAGGACTTAAACAACGGCATCCTTGGCGTAATGAACGGGCTGGCAGCGGATATGCAGTCGGCAGTTCCTTCAAACTTTGCTTTTGATGCAAGCGGAACGGTCGGCTCTGTTTCCGGCAACATGGGCGGCGTGGGCGGTTCCTCCTTCGGAACGCTCATCACCATCCAGCAGATGATTGTCCGCAGCGAGGACGATATCCGCAGGATCTCCCAGGAGCTTTACAACCTGATCCAGACCGGTTCCCGCGCCCAGGGAAGATTCAGTACAGCATAGGGCTCCCGTAAAGCCGTATGGCTTTGTGGGAAGAGGACGAGCAACGGAATGAATGAGCTTTTCACGCTTGCGTGGAAACGAATGATATGGAGTTTGCGAGGAGGAGGTGCAGTCTATGGGCTTTTCATACAATGACATTACTTCAAAAAGCATGGGGCTGAAAGCAAGGCTGACCTCCTGGCAGGTCAGCGGACGGCTCCGCAACTTTACCACGACCGTTCCCGGAAAGTATGGCGTTACCGACTTCGGAGCGGACTTTGACTACCGGGAGATCGTGGTATCCTGCAGCATCTTCCCAAGGCACAGCTTTCCCGCCCTGGTTTCCACGCTGGATGATATTGCGGCGTGGCTTGACCCGGTGGGCGGCTTAAAGCAGCTGATTCTGGATGATGTGCCGGACCGGTATTTCATGGCAAGACTGAACGCTGCGGTGGAGTGCGAACGGCTCCTGCGCTCCTCCGGCAGCTTTGAGCTGACCTTTTTCTGCCCTGACCCCTTTGGCTACGCCATCGAGGATGAAACCTTCTCTATCACGGCGGAGGGCAGTCATACCATAACCCGGCATACCGGGAACATGGAGTCGAATCCCATCTACCGCATTGAGGGAGAAATTACCTCCGGGGTGGGAAACCATATCAGTATTACGACCAACGGGCAGGAATTAAAGATCGTTAACGCCACCCTTGCGGCGGGCGAAACGCTGGTGGTGGATACCGACCGCATGACCGCCTATGTAGAGGATGAAAACGGCGTCACGGTGCGAAACGGGCTGCCGTATCTGGAAGAACTGAATTTTCCCACGCTTTCTGTGGGCGACAATACTGTCTCCGTGGCAGTGTCAAACGCTGTGTTTACGGGGCTTGAAATACAGGCAAGGAGCAGATGGAGGTGAGCGGCGATGGCGCTAAAGACAATACTGAATCAACAGACAGACTTCACAGGCGAGTTCCCGGTCGAGTGGGCAAAAAGCGGCCTGTGGCGGATGAATGAATCCGCTCCCGATGAAAACAACAACCTTCTGGATTCCTCCGGCATGGGACGGGCGGCAGCTATCAACAACTGGAGCGGCACCAGCGCGTCCCTTTCCGCAAACCGGCTGGGGAACTATTTCCGCATGAACATCGTGAACCTATCC